GCCAAGCCCCATATCTCATGCTATAGTATCGCTACTATAGCCAGAGATCCACTTCCGTTTCACGCGGTTAAGCGCCATCCGGGAAGAGGGATGAGTGTCATTACCAACTATCCAGGCATACAAACCTGTATACCCTGGTAATGCACCTGCTGCCCGTGGTCCACAGGACACGGGTACCTTCACTTCAACTCGTTGCAATGCTTTATTGTAACGAATTGACTCATTGTTCCTTGGGCCATCTGGAAAACCTAGATAGCCATAAGGAACAGGTGATAGCTGTTCAAGCAAGTGAAGGATGGACCTACTTGTCTCAATAAACCCATTGCTATTAAAAGCAATAGCATATTGAGCAAATGGAATCCATGCGTCTAGCCGATTCATTGCGGTGTGTTGGAATCTCACGATTCTAACATCCTTGCCGCACCAGTAATAAGAACCGCATGACTCACGTATTAATGAGTCATTGCAAGACTTACTACTGTTTACGACAAATCCGCAAGAACTTAATGAATCGGTGACTGCATCATATGCCTCTTTAGGGCATATGATATCATCACCAAAGACACGACATTGCAGTCTGTATCCACCTAATTCTAAGGTAGCTCTGGTAATAGACCAGAATACCAAAGTCTCAAGTGGAAAGCATACAGCACTGCCCATCGTGGCCATGCTATGGTATGGATAAGTAACCCCATTATGGGCTACCCGTCTAGACCTATAGCGAGTCATTAAACGATAGAACGATCTCGGAAAGATGATTCGGCAGAGGTCTTTCGACACTCTATCGGATGCATCCTTCAGGTCAATCGTTGCATTACTATAGTCTCGCGACCATAGAAAATTCTTCGATTGATCCTTAAAGGAGATCGCCTGTCGTGTGAGAAGATGATTCTGGAGAAGAGAGTAAAGGATATCCATAAGCCCTTGTTGGGCAAACTGGAATTCCTTAGGCTCTATACATATAATTCTTCCGGATTTATAATCCTTGGGAACTATACATACTCTAGAATCAGCAGGAACTTCACTACCTAACTGGTACGTTCTCCAACCATAAAGTTGGGGATCAATACCCTTTATGTAGTTAAAGGACCACTTCTCACGTCCACATTCCCGGCGAGCGACGGCCCCCGGACCATGTCTGCCAAAAGGAATTGCTTCCCATTGAGCAAGCATGGGGTTGAGATCGTCGCCTTCCATTACCACTGTCTTAATAAGGCTTCTAGCCTTACAAAGAAGTGCTGATGAGGCTGTTATCCGCGGCACCTCACGTATCCGATCAAGGAAACGTGAAATGGTTACGGAACCATCTTCTAGACACTCGGAAGTCTTAGACTTCGAGAAAGCTAAGCAAACCTGTCGTATAATCCAAAGACTATACGAAAAGCTGCAACTTTCTGTCCGTCTAAGATCACGAATGTCATAGCGAGGCCAACCATCACCATTCCAGCCCTCAATAAAGAGGGAATGGAGAAGTTTTGGAAGACGCTCACCATGATAAAGCTCAAAACCCATTACGGGTTCTAAGGGTTGAAGGGTAATAAGACTTGTTTCGGCAGCCTTACCCAATTTTGGGAGGGTCTGCGTAACAAATCGTTCCCCTTCATTCGCATATCGTTTTAAGATATACGAACAATCATGATTGAGCATTGGTCGTTCGGGGATGTGTTTCATGACATCGGCGAACAACGCGGTGTAGAAGGTTGGGATCAGAGACTTTTCGGTCCCGACTTTCATCGTTTCCCTCTCTGTGCTCACGGCTTACGCCGTCGGCTCTTCAACCTTCCTAACAAATAAGCGAGAATAGTACTAATAAGGCCAACAATTACGTCGACCCTATCGAGTATACTCACTATTTGTGTGGGAAGAGCGTCCATACGATACCCCCTTTCTGTAGAGTATAAAAATTATATCCTACAGATCCCTTCCTTCGATGAGAGCAACAGCAGACACAAAAGTGGCTGCAGTAGCAGACTGATCGTTGAGAAGAGACGCTAACCGCTTCAGAAGATACTTCTGAACAGTCGGCGTAAGAATGGATTGATCCTTCGGAATCGAAATATCGAGAGTAGCGGCCAACGTTGCCGGTTTCCCGGTCGTGGCGTTAAGCTCGGTTTCCGATATTCGAAGAATCACATGATCGTTAGCCATCGCTCCACTTGAATTGATCTTGCGATCAATAGAAATGGAATATGGCGCGGACAAACTACGACCAGAAACAGTCCAGACAGCGCCGGTTGCACTTGTGGAAACAAGTGTAAAAACGACAGTGTCGGACCCGTCTCTGTAAGCAGTTAGAGTTGAAGAAGCCATGAGCAACCTCCTGTTAGCCTTCGGAATAGAAGGCGATGGTTCCTATCGAAACAGCCTTTGAATTAAAAGAAAGGTTGCATCGATAGATTGGATAGCGGAAAGGTCCGTTCCCAGAAAGACTGATGTCATTGTCGGAAGCCCTTGAGTTCTGATATAACTCTTGTGAAATACAGGAGAATATCCTAAATCAAGGGAAGTCAGCAATGTGTGCCCATCAGCAAGGGCACTCCAAGGCTGAGCCGACAATACTAAGCGTAAACGACCCGACTGCTCGGTTTTCACCGAGAAGCCGAGGTTACTTACGCCTTCAGACAGCAGCTTCGCCTGTGAGGGCAGTGACCGTAAGTATGAGTTGTTGATGAACCAATCAACAACGAAACTATACGGTATGACTTCCCACAGACTAGGGAGAATCGAATCGACATCCAAGCCATACGCCTGTAAAAACCTGTCGATCGCACTATATCGCTGTAAAGCGACATTAGTAGCGAAACAGGAAACACAGGCGGATAGACGTGTGTCCTTAAGCTCAAAACGCCAACGCATGTCCCCATTTACACGGGAACATGAAGAGGCAAATGAG